CGGACGGTTCGCAGATGCTGGTGCATGACGCTGACGAAGAGGCTGTACTGAGCGCCCCTAGCGTGCCAGCCGAACCGAGCGAGCGTGATTCGCTGTTGGCCCAGGCTAAGGCGCTGGGTCTGAACCCGCACCACAAGACTGGCGAAGACAAGTTGCGCGCGATGATCGCTGAGGCGAAGGCCTAAGATGTCCTCGCCGCTGCCCACTACGCCTGGAGACATCATCCAGCTTGCGCTCAAGACGGCTAACGTTTTGGGGGTAGGGCAAACCGCGTCTGCCGAAGACACGAACGACGCGTTCAACGTGCTGAACATGATGATGGCGCAGTGGCAGCGCCGTCGGTACATGGTCTATCAACTGGTTTCGTTCTCGCTTCAAGCGACGGGCCAGGAAGTCTACACGGTGGGGCCTGGCGGCGATTTTGACATCCCGCGCCCTGCCAAAATCGAATCGGCTTTCTTCCGCCAGCTGAGCGGTGGGCCGTTGCCGGTCGACTATCCGTTCTCCATCCTGCGTTCGCGCGAGGATTACAACCGGATTTCGATTAAGAACCTGAATGCATTTCCGCAGTACCTGTTCTACGACGGTGGCAACCCGTTGGGGAACCTGTATCCGTGGCCGATCCCGAACAATCAGTACGAGATCTTCATCACGGTTATGCAGCAATTGCAGCAGTTCGAGACCATCGCGGATGAAATCGTGCTGCCCCCCGAGTACAAGGCGGCGCTTTGGTGGAATCTGACGCTTGAGCTGTACCCGATGTATGGCTTGCCGGTAAACGAGATCGTCGCCAAGAAGGCCGAAGCATCGATGCGCATCATCGAGCAGGCCAACACGCAGATCCCGCGGCTGACGATGCCCACGGCACTGAATAACCGCCCTGGCACGTACAACATCTACGGCGACTTCTACATTGGGAGCAATTCCTGATGCGAGTCCCGTTGAAACTCGGCGCCTACGAGGCCAAGAGCATCATTGCGAACGCGCAACGGTGCGTGAACCTGTACGTCGAGCAAAACCCCGAGGATTCGCCGTTCCCGACCACGCATTACCTGATGCCTGGGTTGGTGACGAAGGCGACCGCTGCTCAAAATGGCTGGCGTGGGCTGTATTTCGCGACCAACAATAAGCTGTATGGCGTGTGTGGCAACCGCGTCTATTTCATTAACGACGAATTCGAGTTGACTGATCTGGGCACGATGTCGTCCTCGTCTGGCCAGGTCAACATGATCGACAACGGGCGGTCGGTGATCCTGGTGTCTGGGGATACTGGCTACACGATCACGTTGAGCGACAACAGCTTCGCTGCGATCAATCAAAGCTCGTTCTATGGTGGCGCGACTGTGCAGTACGGCGATGGATATTTCGTGTTGCCGCGCCCGGACAGCACGCAGTTCTATATCTCGCTGGTGTTTGAGACGAACTTTGACGCGCTGGACTTCGCGGGCAAGACGGGGTTTTCAGACACGCTGGTGACGTTGCAAGTGACCAAGCGCTATATCTACCTGATCGGCGCTTTGACCTGCGAGGTTTGGTACAACAGCGGCGGAACGGCGTTCCCGTATGAGCGCATGCCCGGTGCATTCATCCAGCATGGATGCGTGGCGCCCCAGTCTGTGGCCCAGATGGACGGCGCTATCTACTGGCTCTCGCAGTCCAAAGAGGGCAAATGCATCGTCGTCCGCACGGACAACTACGAAGCCAAGCGTATCTCTACGCACGCCATTGAGAACGAGTTCCAGGCGTACGCAAAGATCGATGACGCCATCGGCTTCACGATGCAGATGGAAGGCCATTTCTGGTACGTCCTGACGTTCCCTACTGCTGATAAGACGTGGGTATTTGATCTGGCGTCTGGGCAGTGGACCGAATGGCTGTGGCTGGACGATCAAGGCCAGTTCCATCGCCACCGCGCCAATTGCTTCGCCTATGCATACGGCAAGCTGATCATGGGCGACTGGGAGAACGGCAAGCTGTACGAGGCCACTCCTGATGCGCTGACAGACGACGACGCGCCCATCAGCCGGCTGCGGTCGTTCCCGCACATGGTGGATGACGGTAACCGTGTTGCCTACCGCGAGTTCATTGCTGATTTCCAAGCCGGTGAAGGGGCTGATCACGGAGAAGTTCCGGTCTATCTGCGCTGGAGCGATACGCGCGGAGCGTCGTGGGGGAACTCAATCGAAGAAAGCTTCGGGCTTGAGGGCGACTACCTCAAGTCCGTGCAGTTTCAGCGGCTGGGCATGGCCCGGGATCGAGTGTTTGAACTCTCCTGGTCGGCCCCCGTCAAGACCGCCCTGAACGGCGCCTTCGTGCAAGCTATTCCGGCGAATCAGTGATGGATACGAAATCTATCATCCCGATCCCGGACGCTCCGTTAGTGAGCGGGAATCGAATCACTGAAGTGTGGTTCCGCTTCCTGCTGCAACTTTTTAACCGGACTGGCGGCGCTCCTGGCGGTGACTTGGCGAAGGTCATACGCGACATTAACGATCTTCAGGCAGACGTTGAGGGACAAAACTATGGGGCTGCTATCGCCTCGTTACAGGCCGCCTTGGCAGATGTTCCTCCTGACGTTCTTACGTCAGCGCTGATCGAGGTTACCGCGGCGCGAGTAGCCGATATGCAGGCACAAATCGAGGCATTGGTGTGGTCGGCATCGACGCCAGGAGCAGAGCCGCCTGCTGATGTGGTGGCGTTCATGCTGCGTGACGAACCTCCGGGCGACGTATATGCGCATGGTTCCCAAGCAGGCGGTGACTTGCATGCAGTGGCGACGCAGACCGTAGCGGGCTTTATGTCCGCTTCCGACAAGCTAAAACTGGATACGTTGCCTAGCATCTCCATGTCGCCGATTGCGCTGACGGCCGACGTGGTAGCTCAGAACTCAACGGCTGATGTGAACATTTTCAGCACGACGCTAGCAGCAAATTCACTTGCTGTGGGTAGCACGTTCCTGAGCA